GGTGATGGAAGCTTTACGGCATCTGGGACAGAGTTTGAGGTGTTTATGTCTGGTACAGACGAATTCACCATCAACGCACCAGGTGCAGTAATCATCGACTCCGACAGTTACACGCTCACCTCAGCATAGATTGGAGGCTTCTTCATGGCCACAGTGACGGGGCTCACCGCCGAACGAATGCTCGCTATCGAAGCTGCCTCTATCGTGGCTGGCGAGGTTGACAATGGTACCGGGCATCTTGTCCTCACTACCCAAGGTGGGACTGATATTGATGCTGGTTACGTCATGGGTAATGCTGTCGATGCTACGGAAACACTGAAGGGAATCGCCGAACTTGCCACTAACGCAGAAGTAGCTGCTGGAACCGATACGTCTAGAATCGTTACTCCTGCTGGTTTGGCGTCAGTTCTTGCTCTTTTTCAACCATTTGATGCTGCTCTCGCCGATATTGCAGATTTGACTCCCTCAGCCAACGATATTCTTCAGTACATTGCTGGCGAGTGGACAAATCGCACTATGGCTCAATTGAAAGCTGCGTTGGCAATCGGTATTGCAGATGTAACGGGTGTACAACCCTCAGATGCAGATTTGACCGCAATCGCAGCTCTCACCCCAGCGGCAAACGATTTCCTACAGTTTATTTCCGGTGCCTGGGCAAATCGAACGCCAGCACAAGTTGTCACGTCGTTGGGCGTTGTTTCGGCTGCGGACCCAACGTTTACGGGAACCGTTACACACTCCGGGCGGCAAGTTGTTACTCCAGAAGCAATTTCCATTTCTGGTGGTAACGCGTCTATCGATGCTGCTACTGGGAACGTGTTTGATATTGCGGCGACTGCCAACTTCACTCTGGCAAATCCAACAAACCCAGTGAACGGTCAAGTCATTCATCTTCGCATTACCCAAGATGCTACGGGTAGCCGAGTGATGACGTTGGGATCAGCTTGGAGTTCTGGTCCAAACACGGTGACACTTTCCACGACAGCGAACAAAATTGACCATTTGGTCGCCATGTATCATTCGACGTCCAGCAAGTGGCACATCACAGGGTTCCAGGCAGGTTTCTAATGACGATTGTACCTCCGACGTTTGTTGCGGAATATGAATCGTCATGGAGTACCACAACAACGCCGAAAACAGTTACACCCACCATTGAGCCTGGTGATTGTCTCGTCATTGCTGGTCTATGCGAGAACATCAGTCCTGATGATCCATTCCTCAATACACCCACTGATGATTTGGGATCCCCTCTCACATATACATCACGCCAAACCGTGTCAATCCCGTTTGGTGTTTATGGGTATGCTCGGATCTGGACAGCGATTGTTGGGTCGCAATCTGGTTCCTTCACGCTGTCCATGACGCAAGGCGGTGGAACCAAACGTTGGGGTTTCAACTGTTTGCGTTTCAGGGATGTCAGTGCTATCGGCGCAAGCAATAAAGCCAACGCTGACGTTTCATCGGGTGGTTCTACAGTCAGCTTGACTACGCAACAGGCAAACAGCGCTGTTATCAGCTTTGCGATCAACAATCAAGTGGATATATCTCCTCCTGCTCGCACGTGGAGAACTGTCAATAGCATCACTCCATCATCTGGAAACGGACTCGAGAAGACGTATGTGAACGTTTCTGGTTTTGGCGCGGTGTATGGCGCATATTGGAATAACGCAGGAGCAGCTGGAGCTAACAACTACGGTCTGTCGTCTCCAGGTGACCAGATATATTCCATCGTGGCTCTTGAGTTGAAGGGGATTGACGTACCACCAGGATTTGGTTCTGGATTCTTTGACGGTGTCTAACGAATTCTGGAAGGAGCCTCGTGATATCCGTAACAACCAGTGGTTCCTTCAAGAATACGGAGAAATTCCTGACGACAGTGTCTAAATTGGACATTTCGTCCATATTGCACTCTGAGGGTCAACGAGGTGTCGCAGCACTAGCATCAGCAACTCCTACAGATTCTGGTCTAACTGCGGCTTCTTGGGATTACGAAGTGGGCAAAAAGGGTGGATCGTATTTCATTGTATGGACGAACTCCGATGTTGAGAATGGTTTCCCCGTGGCCATTATGTTGCAATTTGGATACGGAACTGGAACTGGTGGGTATGTGGCTGGACGAGATTACATAAATCCAGCTATCAAACCTATCTTTGATCAGATCCTCGATAGGGTATGGAGGGTGGTGACCTCAGCATGAGCAGTATTGATCAACGCGTTGTGAAGATGCAGTTCGACAATGCACAATTCGAAGCCGGCGTCAAAACAACGATGGCTTCTCTGCAAGCTCTGAATAAAGGGCTCAAGCTTGAGGGCGCCACCAAAGGTCTCGATGAGGTTGCGGCTGCAAGTGGGCGATTGAATTTTGGTCCTCTTGGGAATGCAATTCAATTCATTGCAGATCGCTTCAAATCTCTCTCCATTATTGGCATCACTGCACTGACGAACATCGCTAACAAAGCAGTCGATGCTGGTCTGCAATTGCAGCATTCGTTGACAACCAAACCCATCATTGATGGGCTGCATGAATACGAAACAAATCTGAATTCCATTCAAACGGTTCTGGCGAACACGGGTCTTGAGGGTGCGGCTGGCCTCAAGAAAGTGAACGATGCTCTCCAGCAATTGAATGACTTCTCAGATAAGACCATTTTCAATTTCTCCGAGATGGCACGAAACATCGGCACGTTCACTGCAGCCGGTGTATCTCTTGATGTCGCCACCCAAGCCATCAAGGGTATTGCGAACCTTGCTGCTATCTCAGGTTCAAATGCGCAACAAGCATCAACCGCAATGTACCAACTCTCGCAGGCTATCTCTGCGGGTAAGGTCACACTTGAGGACTGGAACTCAGTCGTCAATGCTGGACTTGGCGGTAAGGTTTTCCAGAACGCTTTGATGGAAACCGCGCGTGTTCATGGCGTGGCCATCGACAAGATGATAAAGGATGCCGGAAGTTTCCGTCTCACCCTTCAAAATGGGTGGTTGACGGGCGAAATCCTGACGGAAACACTGGCGAAGTTTACTGGTGATCTGAATGCAGCCCAGTTGAAGAACATGGGTTACAACGATCAACAGATTGCTCAAATCTTGAAGATGGGGCAAACCGCCCTTGACGCCGCTACGAAGGTGAAAACCTTCTCGCAATTGATCAGTACGTTGCAAGAAGCAGCAACATCGGGTTGGTCACAAACCTGGCAAGTTATCTTCGGCGATTTCGAAGAAGCTAAGAGCCTGTTCACCAATGTCAACACGGTTCTTGGTGGTTTCATCAAAGCATCAGCGGATGCTCGAAACTCGGTTTTGAAGGATTGGAAAGAGCTCGGTGGGCGAACAGTCCTCATTGATGCGATTTCCAACGCTTTCAATGCATTGATCGCTATCCTAAAGCCGATAGGACAGGCATTCCGTCAAATCTTCCCAGCTACAACGGGACAACAACTTTACACTTTGACATACGCTTTGAAGGTCTTCACTCGAGGCCTGATCATTGGATCTGAAACCGCGGATAAGCTCCGGAGGACTTTCGCTGGAGTCTTTGCGATCTTCGGCATCGGATTCGATATCATCAAAGAAGCAGTCAAGGTATTCTTCGAGTTGTTCGGCTTGGCTACAGGTGGCGCCGGAAGTTTCCTTGAGGTTACTGCCAAAATAGGGGATTTCCTCGTCGCCTTGCGCAAGGCGATTCATGAGGGAACTGCGCTATCGACGTTCTTCAAGACGATTGGCGCGATTCTCGCTGTTCCCATCAAGATCATTCTGAGACTTGCTGCAGCTATTGGATCGCTATTCGAGAAATTCGATGGTGGAAAAGCTGCTGATTCGGTCACTGGTTTTGCTAGTAAGTTCGCACCTCTCGGTCGACTTGCTGAGGCAGCACTGACCGCTTGGAGCAAGATCCCGGATATTCTTGATGATGTGATTGAGAATCTCGCCCCATTCGCGAGTAAAGTAGCGAATTTCGTCAAGAATCTCGGTCCATTGATCGCCGAGGGCTTCCAAAGTATCAACTTTGATCGTGTATTCCAAACTATCAACACTGGTTTGCTTGCTGTGTTGGTGGCATCAGTTACGTCATTCCTCAAGAAACTGAAGGGTGGCGTTGATACTGGAGCAAACTTCCTCGATCGCATTACGCAGCCATTTGAGGAACTGACTTCAACCCTGAAAGCGATGCAAAATACGCTGAGGGCAACGACACTTCTTGAGATAGCAGCGGCAATCGGGATTCTGACCCTTTCCGTGATCGGCCTATCCAAGGTTGATAACGAAGGTTTGACGCGTGCACTGACAGCAATGGCTGTGATGTTCACGCAGTTGTTCGGATCCTTGATTCTGTTCGAGAAGTTTGCTGATACGGGTGACATTGCCAAGATTTCGCTCATATCTGGGGCATTGATTCTTCTTGCAATTGCAGTGGATCTTCTCACGATCGCTGTGAAGAATTTGGCTGGGTTGGATTGGAACGGTCTTGCCAAAGGTCTGACTGGCGTTACCGTTCTACTTGCTGCTTTGGTGGCAGCAGTCAATTTCATGCCCAACGATGCCAAAATGATAGCAACCAGCACAGGGTTGATCCTTCTGGCTGCTGCTATCAAGATACTTGTCAGCGCTGTGAAGGATCTTTCCGGTCTTGGCTGGGAAGAGATGGCCAAGGGTCTGGTCGGCGTAGGTACTGTTCTCGCCGCGCTTACCTTGTTCACAAAATTCGCAGCCCTTGACAAACTCGGCATCATCCAGGGTGCTGGAATTCTTCTTCTAGCCGCGGGTGTCAAAGTCCTGGCGAGTGCTTTGAAAGACTTGTCGGATCTGTCCTGGATGCAGATTGCTCGAGGCCTCACTGCGATGGCTGGCGGTCTGGCTGCAATGGCGGGAGCATTGCTCCTTATTCCACCGTCATCTCTGTTCTCCGCAGCAGCAGTGCTTGTTGTTGCGGCATCGCTCGGTATGGTTGCTGAAGCGCTGAATGACATGGGATCGCAGAGTTGGGGCAAGATCGGTAAGGGTCTTACTGAGCTCGCAGGGGCTTTGACGCTTATCGCAGCTGCTCTTATCCTGATACCACCCACATCTCTTCTTTCTGCCGCCGCGGTATTTGTTGTCGCCGCGTCACTCGGGATGATCACCGAAGCACTCAAAGATATGGGCGACATGTCTTGGGGTGAGATCGGCAAGAGCATGGTGGTTCTTGCAGGAGCTCTTGGGATCATCGCTATTGCGGTCACTGGAATGATTGCTGCTCTTCCTGGGGCAGCGGCATTGACCGTTGTGGTGGCTTCACTGTTGCTGCTGGTTCCCGTTCTTGAAGCCTTCGGCCACATGAAGATGGGCGAGATCGGGAAAGCTCTGTTGGTGCTATTTGGCGTGTTTGCCGTCATTGGGACTGCAACATTGCTATTGGCGCCGATTGTACCAATTCTGTTTGCACTAGGTGCAGCTATTGCACTGCTTGGCGTTGGTGTTCTTGCTACCGGCGCAGGTGTATTCCTGTTTGCTACAGCGTTGACAGCACTCAGTATATCCGGGGCTGCTGCAACTGTTGCTTTGGTAGCAATGATATCGGCACTTGCAGGATTGTTGCCGGTGGTATTCAAACAGATCGGCTTGGCACTCATTGCATTTGCTGAAGCAGTTTCAACGGGTGGCCCAGCCATTACAAAAGCGCTCGTCACGGTTCTGAATTCGTTGATCGACGCTATCATCACATTGAGTCCTAAGATCATTGAGGCACTGTTCGTACTGCTCAGCAAATTGCAAGAAACGATGCTGAAGTACGTGCCGAAGATGGTTGACACCGGTATGAAACTTCTCATCGGTGTACTCAATGGTATCGCCAACAACATTGGTGGAGTTGTCACTGCGGCTACGAACGTTGTAGTGGCTTTCATCAACGCCATGGCAAAGAATCAGCCTCGAGTCATTCAAGCTGGTGTCGACTTCATCATTTCCTTCATCAATGGACTTGCTGCAGCAATTCGTAACAATTCCAAGGCAATGGGAGATGCTGGCGCCAACCTCGGCTCTGCAATTGTTGAAGGCATTGCCCGCGGTATTGCTGGCGGTGTAGGAAGAATTGTTACTGAGGCTAAGAATGCTGCCAAGAAAGCTCTAGACGCAGCAAAGAATTTCCTTGGCATCCATTCACCGTCCAAGGAATTCGAGAAGCTTGGTGCTTTCTCGGCTGAGGGTCTGGCAAACGGCATCGACAAGATGTCCAAGTTGGTCAGGATCTCGACTGAAGATATGGCGAAGTTGGCACTGTCGTCATTGTCGAGCTCGCTGTCTAACATGGCAAAGTTGATGACTGACAAGGTCGATATTCAGCCGGTAATTCGACCGATTCTGGATCTTACCGATTTGCAGAGTAATGCTGGGCAGATCAACCGCGTACTGTCTGGTGCTCGAATGATTAATCTTCAGGCATCGACATCTAATGCTCAGCAAGCATCTATCGGATTCCAGACCAGCAAGAGTACCGTGGATGAAATCGATCCTACGGATCAGCCACCCGCAATGGTTCAGTACAACCAATACAACACTTCTCCGAAGGCACTTTCTTCGGCAGAAATCTACCGTCAGACGAAGAACCAACTATCGAAATCTAGGGAGGTAGTGTCGCCGTGACGTTGTACAAGGTAGATGTTACGAACAATCAAGGCACACTACTTTCGCTCGAGTTGGCAAACATTTCGAACGGTATTCTCTTGGCGGATATCGATGGCCTCGGGCCCGTCAAGGCAACGTTGGTGTCTTCGAGCTTTGCACGATTGGATGGAGAACAATTCCACGCTGCTCGGCGTGAAGCTCGAAACATCATTTTCAAAATCAAATTGAGGCCAGATTTTGTCTCTACGACGGCCAGAGATCTACGAAGTCAGCTGTACAATTTCTTCATGCCAAAATCGCCGGTCGATCTCAAATTCTACATGGATGACGGTCTCACGGTAAATATCTCCGGTTATGTGGAAACATGCGAACCAAACATCTTCACACAAGAGCCTGCTGTTGATGTTTCGATTATGTGTTTCCAACCGGATTTTGTCGATGTGACTACGCAGACTATTTCCGAAGATACTGTTTCCGACACCACGGAACTCGACGTGGAATATGATGGAACAGTTGAAACGGGGATTGTTTTCACATTGAATTTGAACCGTACTGAATCGGATTTCACTATTTATCATCGAGCTCCCGATGGAGCACTTCGTCAGTTGGATTTCTCGGAATCCTTGCTATCCGGCGATGTTCTGGTGATAAATACAAATCCAGGCACAAAAAGTGCGACGTTGACTCGAACCGGAACATCCACATCCATTTTGAACGGCGTCTCGCCGCAATCAAATTGGATTTCCTTGAGTAAAGGTACCAACACTATCCGCGTATATGCCACTGGTGCAGCAATCCCATACACCATTACATATATGAACAAGTACGGAGGCTTGTAATGGAGGTGTACACCCTCGACAGTCTCTACCGTCGTACTGCAGTTGTGGATGATCATATTTCGTGCATTTGGACCGAACGTTTCACGGCCATGGGCGATTTTGAACTCCAACTCAATTCGACGTTGAAGAACCGGAATTTGTTTATACCCGGTACTCGCTTGGCCATGAACGAATCATACCGTCTCATGGTTGTAGAGACTGTTGAGGACGGTACTGATGACGACGGACGCAATATCCTCAAAGTCACCGGCCCATCCATCGAGGAGATTCTCGATGACAGGGTGGCAAGAGGTACGCTCGGTGATCTTACTACCACGCCAAAATGGGTTCTCACTGGCACACCGGGCGAGATCATGCGGCAAATCTTCCACGATATATGTGTTACCGGAATTCTCGACGCCGGCGACATTATATCTGGTGTCACTGAAGGAAGTAGTCTGTTCCCAGTTGATACCATTGTTGAACCGGCGGATGATATCACTGTCGAAATAGATCCCATGACCGTCTATCAAGCCACAAAGCAAATTGGCGATCAATATGCTTTGGGTTTTAGATTGGTGTGGGATTTCAATACATCACAGTTGTATTACGATGTATATGCTGGCAGTGATCGAACGTCCAGCCAGACAACACTTCCTGCGGTGATTTTCAGTCCAGAGTTGGACAACCTGCAAGATACCAAGGAATTGGTCTCTATCTCGCTGTATAAGAACGTGGCATATGTCTTCTCCCCAGTGGGTCATGAGATTGTATATCCTCTGGATGTGGATCCATCAATCGAAGGCTTCCAACGACGTGTGCTATTAGTGAAGGCCGACGATATTACGGATGAAGACGGGCCTACTGCCTCGGCTAGAATGATCACTCGGGGTTTGGAAGAGCTTGCCAAAAATCGAAATCTTCAAGCTTTTGACGGCGAGATTAGTCAGTACAGTCAATACAAATATGGTCGTGATTATCATCTCGGAGATTTGCTCGAACAGAGAAATTCCGATGGTGTGATCAATCACATGCAAGTTACGGAGCAGATATTTGTTTCGGATCAGCAAGGTGAACGATCGTATCCCACACTGACTGTGAATAAGCTGATCACCCCAGGTTCTTGGAGTGGTTGGGATCCAACGTTGCAGGAATGGTTCGATCTGGATGCAGATCCCATTACCTGGTCCGAACTACCGTAGCGAAGGAGGGTTGATATGGCGATTGGCGATGATGCGATTGCGGCTGGTTATCCTGTCGTTCCCGATACGGGAGAAGAAGGGCGCGTTCGCTTCGGTGGTCGGGAGATAAATCGTACTCGAGATTTCATTGCTCAGTTGAAGGCCCTCATTCCGATCGGAAAGGCGGGTTTCCGTACCGCTGCTGGCATCTCATCCGGAACTGCGGATCCAACCGGTGGAAATGACGGAGATATCTACTTCAAGATCATATCATAGGAGCTACCGTGACTGATTACACACGGAGTACTGGTAGCTCCGGTACTATGATGATCCGAGATGTAGGAAATGGCGTATCCGGAAACATCGAGTTTTGGCTGAACTCGAATAACTCCACCACATGGAGCGATCACCTTCCATGGGGTTGGACATTCAATGGTACATCTGGCTCAGGAACATTCAACTATCAACCAGGTGCAGGTTGGAAACGTCTTGGTGTAGGTACGATTACCTATTCTCAAAACGTGACATTTCGAATCGGCGCAACGGGAACGAGCGGTTTCGGTGGACCTACGTCGTTTACCGTGTTCATTCCTCGGGCCACTGTTCCGCCCGCACCTACGCCAGTGTTTTTCTCCAATGTGGGCTCCACATCTCTAACTGCGCAATTTCAAAATCAAGGTAATGGTGGAGCTCCGTTTACTGATTTTCATCTGGCGTACGGAACAGATCCCAACACTGATCCGTATATCAGCTCTACAGGAACATCATTCATCACGGGTTTGACCCCAGGAACGACGTACTATTTCTGGGCTCGAAGTGTGAATACCATAGGCGCCGGTCCTTGGAGTATTCGCACGCAAGTCACGACCTTGAATGTTCCTGATGCGCCAAGCACACCTGTTTTGTCGAATATCCAGCCGACGTCGGTCGATGTTTCTTGGACTCCAAATGGGACTGGTGGAAGTCCTATCACAGGTTTCCAAGTCGGATATTCAACAACATCAGCAACGCAAGATACGATTGTTGCCGCGGTATCGCCGAAAACCATCTCTGGACTTATCCCAGGAACACCATATTTCTTCTGGGTTCGAGCACAGAACGCGGTTGGTTTCGGTCCCTGGTCGGCATTTGCTAGCACGCAGACCATCGCAGGTGCCAGAGTTCTTGACGGAGGGCAGTGGAAAATCGCTGTTCCATACGTCCGTCAAGGTGGTGTGTGGAAGAAAGCTGTTCCTTGGGTGAAGCATGCAGGTGAATGGAAGGAGACCATTTAATGTTAGATGGCATCCCCGTGGCCAATCTTACGCCTCCTGTTCTCCTTGCTATCACCGTGCTTCTGGTTCTTCTAGGAATCCTTGTCCCTCGGAGAGTCTTGAACGACCAGATCAAGGCGACTGAAAAATGGCAGAAAGCATATGAGGTTGAACGTGAAGCTCGCATTCGAGCCGATGCGCAAACAACCCAATTACTTGAACTGGCCAAGACAACGAATACTATCGTTGTCGCCGCATTTGGCACAAGTGTGTCATCTCGGCAGTCAGGGGGAGAGGCCAATGTGGTTTCTGCGCCGAACTCGCAGTAATGCCGACGAAGAGGCAACATTGGCTTTGACCGATGCGGAAAAGAATTTACGACGAATTAAACGGAGAGATCGAGAAGTTACGGAAGTAGCCGAATCTCTTCGAGAAGTTCGTCAACAAAATCACTTTGCGGAAGCAATGGAAGAGATCATCATGCAAAAAAGAGAGGCGACGTAAGTGGACGTATCGACGGTGATTCTGTGGATCCGCATCTTCACGGTCGCCGCTGCGATTTGTACGACCTCTGTTCCCATTATTTATGCGTTTTATCCATGGCGTACACGCTGGTTAGGACGCTTCTTTATGGGCCAGGCATGTGCTTTTGCATTTGCCTTGGATATCACAGTGGTGTTCTCTTTCTGGCGCCCTAAGAACATCATGATCATATTTTTCGTGGACATGCTTCTATTGTTGAATATCATGGTTACTACCACTGGTATGGCAATATACATATGGAAGTTGAATCGCCCGCGAAAAGGAAGGCATTGGCGGAAATGAACATGGGTAGTAAGACATACGACGTACTGAAGGCTGTCGCGCAGGTTTGGCTTCCGGCCGCGGGTACGCTTTATTTCGCTCTCGCACAGATCTGGGGTCTCCCAGCTGCAGAGCAGGTCAGTGGAACAGTTCTGGCAGTGGATACATTCCTGGGAGTCGTGCTGGGAATTAGTTCAGCCACATACAACGCCAGCGATCGCAAGTACGATGGGGTACTCCAGATCCAAGATGGTGAAGATGGATCAACTCTTCGTTTGAAGAGTGTGGACGCGCAAGCTTTGACTACGAAGAACGAAATCGTATTCAAAATCGTGGCTTCTTGACGTTCTCGCGTCGTTTACATCGGGTATAGTGAGACCCGTTGTAAAGGAGAACGCATGTTCACCAAGAAACCGCCGTCACCAGAACTTGTGAAGCTCAATGAAGCCATCGCCGATATCTATGCGTCCATGGCCGGTTTTGAGTGCCATGAAGACGAGTATGACGAGGCAACAACTCAACTAGTCAAGCTCATCAAGCTGAAGAAGGAAATGGAACCTTCTTGGCGACCGAGTGCAGACACGTTGGCGTTGATCGCTTCGAACCTCGTCGGAATCGCAATGATCATCGGCTACGAACGCACGCACGTCGTGACTTCGAAAGCTCTCGGGTTCGTGACGAAGCTCAGGTAACATCGAAAACCCCACACATTGGTATCGAGATGTAAGGGACGCGTAACAAACGTCCCTTATATTTTTTGGTCAATCGCGGGATTTACGTGGGTTATAGTGAGAACCTACGAAAGGACCGCCATGTTCAGGAATCGTTCGTTTCAAGTGAAGCTCGTCAAAGATCAACGAGATTCAGGAGAGCCGATCACGCCTAATGATCCTGTCGGAAGTATTCTCATCGCCCAGAGCTACGCAGATCTGGTGGTGAGCACTTCGACAGATCTGGCGAAGATCGCCGCAACCTTGATCGTCGTCAAGACGGGATGCGACTTGATACGGATCGCCGCGAACGCGATCGCCAAGTAGATCCAAGCCCCGATCCCTACAAGGGATTTGGGTTTTCCTTCGCACAATTTACAAGGCGTATAACGAGACCCCTATGAGAGGAACTGACATGCTGAAGAACAAACTCCAAGCTGTCGTCAAGCACCCGGTTACCGGACTTGTCACCATCGTCGCGCTGAATGTCGCGGCCGTGGTGGTCAGTCACGCCGTGACCAAGCGTGCATTCGACGAGCTGGCGAAGGAGACTGAAAGCTGAAAGATCCCTACTAGAAAGCCCAGAACTAGGAGACCCTAACACGGTCTTTTAGTTTTGTTTGCTGGAAGGAGTGACCATGTGGTTCGCCGAGATATTCGTCTATCTGCTTTATGTCATCATCATGATTCTTGTGTGTTTCCTGGTTATCGGCGTGATTCCATATGCGCTTTCTCTCATACGGGAAGAACTGGAAATATTCAAGAAGAGGGTTGTGTATGAAGTGTCGCATGGTCACCACCGACTTGGCATGCCCAATGCGAACACCATCGCCCAGGAATTAGTGATGTTGCGAAAGACTGGGCAACTGGCTATTGCACGATCGGAATGGGTGTTGTAATGGGAGCACTTATGGAATTTGTGAGTATAAGTGCTTGGACATTCATTTTGATTGGCATGGCGTTCTTGACGTTGATTGCGTTTGATATCTGGATCGTGATCATCGTAGTTAGAGGTTTTACTCGTCTTATTCGAGCGGAGCGAGCTCGGATTGAGATCGAGAACCGGGAACGACGCAGAATTCGAAGAATGATCCGAAGCAAAGCAAGTGAAGAAGACTGGATGAAATTCTTGGCCGGTCTCGAGGACGAAGAAAACAACTAACGAGGAGGAAGTCATGCATCGGAAGAAGACGCACCCATGGGCAAAAGCGTTCCTGTGGATCGGATCGGCGCTGGTTGTTTCGGCAATGATTCTGGGAGGTCTGATCTACGTGAACGCCGGCGATCCGACTGACACGGAACCGCTAAGTTTCACCGGAACAACGTGGGTTGGGAATGTCAACACGTCGACGTTCTCCGCAACGATTCTCGAGAACGATATCGAGATCACTTGGAAAAACGAAGAGAGTAGCGCACTGTACTGGAAGGGCACGTTCCCGACTCCGCTGAACGCGCATCTCGGGGATATGTTCACCGTGAAGTCTGTGGGCAACACCGAGGCGATGGGTCAGTCCTTGCTGGGTTCTCAGGACGAGACCAAGGTGTTTACGTACGAGAATCGCGTGCT